TCTGTTCTCACTAATGTTCTCATTGTTGTTGTATTACTATCATGCCGCGCCCGCGTACACGTATGCGCCCGTATGCGCCTGTACGTACACGTATGCGCCCGTATGCGCCCGTATGCGTATCTTATTAGCTTTTAGGTGTTGTTGTTGTGGCATCCCCCTCAAACCCCTTATTTATATGGCCCCAACAATTAAATCACATTTGTTTCCCTTTGTTTTCAACTACTTATCATTTTATTTACTTTTATTTCATTTTAGGGGTTGTGGTATCAAACCACTGGGACTAGGTTGGTATCAACAGCAACGAGACGCTGTTACGGGGAACCTAGAACCCCAAGCATAAAACAACTAGGCGGCATAAGCGGTCCGATCCAATCCACACGGCGATGTGTGGCGACAGGTCCGACAAGGCAGAGCTAGTCCCGCAGTAACGGGTTCAAGGGTTGGTCGAAGTATCGGACACAACAAAGACTAAGCGTTGCGCTTGTTGGTTGTGGTAGAAAAATGATTAACCTTTTACTTTTTAGACAAGCACATCGTTAAGGTGTGTTTCTTAAAGGAGTAAATCAAATGATTGATGTTAAATATGGAATATCTTGTAACGGGTTCGGTGGTATGATTGAGCAGCCTAAGTTTGAGGGGCTGGATGTTCGGGTCTTTGAGATACTGGATAGCGGACACGTTGTCTGGCGTCACTTTGAGGAGTGGTATAGCCACGGCGAAAGGGCTAGGACGTATGGTTGCAGCATGAAAGCTGACAGCTTTAGTGTGGGTTGATTTTAAAAGGTGGCGCTACGGCGTCACTCATTAAGACCAACAACAACAACAAACAAAGGAAATACTATCATGGCACGCATCACTTACAAAGTACTTGAAGACCTAGCAACTAAGGTAGCAGAAGCAACGGGCTTGGACGTAGACATTAACCATAGCTCAGCATATGGCGGCTACCAAGTGACGACCAACAAAGGTTCAACAATCCTAAAGCATCGTGGCACAGCTAAAGAAACGAAAGCATTTCTTGCAGGCATCCACGCAGGCATGTACTTGCAGATCAAAGGGGCAGCACAATGACACGTACACAAAAGAAAAAGGCCGCACTTAACCAGATGCTGCTAAACCTAATCACAGGGGCATTGATGGGCCTCCTAGTGAGCGCAGCGCTATTCAGTGGGATGTGGTGGTATTATGCTTGATCCCGTAATTCTAATATCCGCTATTATGTTTTGGTCTAGTGTGGCCTACCTCACAACCGTATCGGTGCAAGCCCTAGTGGCTCACTTGAACAACAAAGGAAAAGACAAATGAAAATCATCGTTGGACTACTATCATTGCTCATGTGGTTTATGGTAACGCTTGCCCCGCTTATGATCCTGACTATAATCATCTTGAAGGTTGTAATGTGGATGGGGTTGTAATGGCCCTATGGGTCATAGGAACAATCGCAATGTTCCCACTCATGACGCTAATCGGGCTAATAACAACAAACAACAAGGAATAAACAGATGGACAACTATGTGGACTTTTATGACTTCATCATGGACCTAGCAGAATATGACACCTTGATCCAAGACACTAAACAACAAGCAAACGAAAACGCACAAATGGAAGCTGGGTAATGCCAGAGCATGACGACCCATGTGATCCAATGCTACCACCACAACAACAAACAAAATCAAAGGAATAAACAAATGAAAAATACTATCATAGCCGCAGTCATCGCAATCTCAACCATCACAGCGACATCAGCAAACGCAATGTCCTCCGCCAAAGAGTGCAGGATTTATGGTGAATCCGTAAGCCTCCTAGGCGACCTAAGAGATAAGGGCATAACGGCTGATGTGGTCTATGACTTCTTAGTTGAGACAGGCATAGAGCCTGAGTTAGTGCTTGCCATGATCGAAGTAGTTTACCTACATGGGGCAGACGTAAAGCCAAGCAAGCTGGAAAACATGTTTATAGCTCAGTGCCTCAAAGACATCGTGTAAATAACCAACCAATCAAAGGAATAAACAAATGAAAATCGAATCAATTGAATTAGTAGATGGAAAAACCCTACGTGACTATTGGAAAAGCCCAATGTTTGTAGTAAATGGTAAATACATTGCATCTACAATCGACGAACACAACATTAATGGCAAGCCTTTCGATCTAAAGTTAGGTGAAGACGTTGATGCATTGATTGATGAAGGCAATTGGATTGCACGTAACGACTAGGCAAACTAAAAACAAAGGGATAAACAAATGGCTACTTATTACATGAACGCAGACGTAAGCAAATATACTATCATCACAGACCACAGCCACCCATCAGAGTATCAAGACCTGATCGACGAATACTTAGCAAAGGGTGGTAAGATTACTAAGTGTCGTGAAGGGGCACGAACAACCTTCGATGACATTAAGTCTTATACCTTTGCTGAACGTGAGAGCGAGACAACAATAGACAACTGTCGCAAGGGCAGCACAACATTCGATCAGGCAAGCTATAACAAATTCAAAGAGAACAACACAACTGTTGAAGACCTCTTTGACAATCTGGAGAAATTTTAATGCTTACAATTCATGAAGTCTATGGACGTGTGGAAGTAGACAGAGAGGCACTATATTCTGGTGGTGACTTTGTTAGAGCACGCATACATAACAGCCGCGACATCTTAGATACAGACTATATCACTGTTGGTAAGGTGGCACTAGAAGACCAAGGTAACTATGTTTCAAAGGATCGACCATCAACAGCAATAGCAGACCACCTACCGCTAGCATATAGCGTGGCTACTCAGTTTTATGGGGAGAAGTGGGAGTGGGAAGAACTAGTGCAAGTTGCGGCTTTAGGGTTATGTGAAGCAGCAGAACGACACGACAACACACGGAACAACACATTCGGGACATTCGCTAAGCACTATGTTATTGGGTACGTTAAGAACTACATGAACCCAGAGCGCAACGGTTCTATGAACACTTCACTACAACTACTATCATCCGACACTGAAGACCTTGGTGTCGACACAGCAGAGGAAAACAACGCTAAAACAGTGCTTTATGGTGCTGTTGAGAAGCTAACACCTAAGCAAAAGTTTGTAATTGAGATGGTTTATTTTGAAGGTTACACGCAGGAACAGGTAGCTAATGTGTTGGACATAACTCAGGAGGGGGTCGCAAAACTGGTAGCAAGAGCGACTGTTGCATTACGGAAACAGTTGGGTGGTGTTTATCATTAGTACGAAGAAAGTTTCGGGGAGGCCATACTAAAAATCCCTCATCTTGTTATATACTAGTGTTACTAAAGTGTTCTAAAGACCAACACCTTCAACTACAACCTAAACAAAAAAATAAGGAGTCTAAAGTATGTCAGAAGTAACTAGACAGCCTTGCCCGAATTGCCCTAGCAGTGATGCTTTCGCTTATAATTCTGTCAAGATGGTTGGAGTGTGTTATTCTTGTGGTAGCGCATATCCAAAGGCTGGTCGTAAATACGATCAGGAAATCCTAGACAAGTACCCCTTAGAGGATAAGGGTTTTAATTCACCAGTGGTGGTAGTAGAGAATCCACCAGAGAGCTTATATAAGTTTGTCCCTATGCGTGGTATCGCACAGGATGTGATGGAGCACTACAACGTCAAGACCCTATGCACTAGGGAAGGCGTACCAATCCAACAAGAATACATCTACCCATCAGGTAGTAAGAAGACACGTAGGTTGCCTAAGTCTTTCACTGCTGTTGGTAAGATGGATGAGTTGTTTGGGATGAACCTGTTTGTTGCTGGTACATCTAAGATGGTTACTATCACTGAAGGAGAACTTGACGCTATGTCAGCGTGGCAGATGGTTGGTCGTGGCTCACGATACCCAACACCTGTCGTATCACTACCAAGCGCCAACCCATCTAAGGCATTCTGGGAGAACGTCATACCGTGGCTAGATAGCTTCGAGAAGATTGTCCTGAGTGTTGATAAGGATGGTGCTGGTGATGAGGTGGCGCAGAAGATCAACAACATCTTCCCTAACAAGGTCTACAGGGTCGATCACACGCTCTATAAGGACGCTAACGAGTTCTTACAGGCTAACAAGGCTAGTGAGTACAAGAGCGCGTGGTATAACGCTCAGCGCTTCATGCCTGACAACATCCTACATAGCGCAGATGACCTGCTAGAATTGTTCGATGATACGCCTGACCACTCCTATGTCCCTACGGGCATCCCAGACTTCGATAAGAAGGCGATGGGGTTGATGCAGGGGCACTTCACAGTGTTCAAGGCACCTACAGGTATTGGTAAGACAGAGCTAATGAGATACCTTGAATGGAACTTCCTACAGCGTGGCGTTACCTTCGCTACGATGCACCTTGAGGAGACTAAGCTACGCTCTGTGCTTGGCTTGGTGTCGTATGACCTCAAGGACAACCTGACCCGCAAGGACTTGGTTGAGGAAAAGGGTAAGACTGATGAAGTACGAGCAAGCATCCAACGACTAGGAGATAGCGAGAATTACTACCAATACTTCCTAAAAGAGAATGATGGCGCTGATGAATTGATCTCACAGATACGAATGTTCAAGGAAGCGTACGGTTGTTCGTACGTTTTATTTGAGCCAATACAGGACATCATATCTGTTGGCTCAGAACAAAACAAAGAGGGCCTACTAGCTGAACTGGCTGTTAGGTTGTCTAAGGTGGCAGCAGACCTTAATATTGGGCTAATCACCATCGCTCATACTAACGAGGACAACGAGGTCAAATACTGTAAGATGATTGGACAACGTGCTTCTGTCATCGTTCGTTTGGATAGGGACAAGGATGCAGAGGACTTCATGGATCGCAACACTATGCGCCTAGTCATCGAAAAGAACCGCCCTACATCAGAGGAAGGGTTAGCTGGAGAGATGTTGTTCGACGTGAACACATTCACTATGGAGGCTCTATGAAAATTGTATTCGACATTGAGACAGACGGCCTCCTAGATAGGCTTACTAAGATACACGTCTTTTCGTGGTCTGTAGTAGGCTCTGGTGAGGTACACAGCACTAATGACCTTAGTACCATTCAGGAGGTCATGTTTAAGGCCACTACTATCATTGGTCATAATCTGGTGGGATTTGACATCCCTGCCCTAGCAAAGTTTGGCATCACAACAGATGCTACTATCATCGATACCTTGGCGCTGTCGTGGTACTTAGAACCCAAACGAGCAAGACACGGTTTAGCTCACTGGGGTGCAACAGTTGGTGTAAAGAAGCCAGAGGTTGAGGACTGGGACAACCTTACATATGAGGAGTACAAACACAGGTGTGAAGAAGACGTTAAGATTAACTTAGAGGTGTGGTCAATACTAGAGCGTAAGCTCAAGCGCCTCTATCGTGAAGAAGGAGAGCTAGAGAAACTCACTGACTACCTTACATTCAAACTACAATGTGCAAGGGATCAGGAAGTATACGGTTGGCGCTTAGATGTACCAAAGGCTCAAGCACTCTACGACAAACTATTAGAGATGAAGGAGAACTCGCAGAGACAGCTATCACAAGCAATGCCGAAGAAGCCTATCACTAAGGTGATGAACCCGCCAAAGGTTATGTACAAGAAAGACGGTACACTTTCCTCAAGAGGCGAGGCTTGGCAACAACTACTACTGGACTCATACATGCCAGCATCTACAATGCAGCCTATGACTGTGTTGGTTGGACATGAGGATGGCAACCCTAACAGCCACGAACAAGTAAAGGAATGGCTCTATCAGCTAGGCTGGCAGCCACGGACATTTAAGTATGTACGAGGTGAAGGTTTTGGTGAGGAGCGCAAGATACCACAAGTACGAGACGGCTCAGACTTATGTCCTAGTGTAGTAGAACTAGCAGAGGTAGAGCCTTCGATCAAACTCCTAGAAGACCTTACGGTTATAAGCCACAGAGTTGGTGTAGTTAAGGGCTTCATTGAGTGTGAAGTAGATGGGTATTTAGTGGCTGGTATCTCTGGTCTAACTAACACCTTCAGGTTCAAGCACAGGAAGCCTTTAGTTAATCTTCCTGCTGTCGATAAGCCTTGGGGTAAAGAGATCAGGGGGTGCTTGATTGCACCAGAGGGTAAGGTTCTAGTAGGTTGCGATATGGTATCCCTAGAGGACACTACTAAGCGACACTACATGCAACCATTAGACCCTGAGTATGTGGCAGAGATGCAGGTTAAGGGTTTCGACCCACACCTCGACCTTGCCAAACATGCAGGGGCTGTAACACAAGTACAGATTGACCAACACAATGAAGGGAAGATCAACCTTGGTAGTATCCGTAAGGGTTATAAAGCCGCCAACTACGCCTGTGTTTATGGTGTAGGGGCATCAACGCTTTCACGTGCCACTGGCCTCAAGGTTATGGCAGCTAAGAAGTTAATCACAGCATACTGGGGCCGCAATTGGGCTGTAGAAAAGATAGCTGAAACAAGAAAGGTTCGTAAGATAGGTGATGAATCATGGATTTACAACGACGTGTCAGGGTTCTG